GCTAACCCATTTGGAGATCCATCGGATAATTTCTAATGTTTGGAAGTCATTTTTATCACGCAACAGTTAGAAAGTCAGTAGCCGTTTTTGGTACACTTTTTAACAATATAACTGTCATACGTAAAGATGGCAGTGGTGGTATATTAAATCAAGTAAAAGTTCCGTTGGCTTATGGTCCTAAACAAAAATTTCTTGCAAGATTAAATGAAGATTTAGACAATCAATCACTAGCTTTAAAAATGCCAAGAATGGCATTTGAAATTACTAGCCTTGATATTGATTTAAATCAAAAACAAAATAAAAGAAATAAAATAACAAACGCTAGTACCGATACTACTAAAAGAGATAAAATAGATTTTCAGGTACCATATAATATTGGTATGGAATTAACTATCATGGCTAAAAACCAAGATGATGGATTACAAATATTAGAACAAATCATACCATTCTTTCAACCAGATTATACAGTATCAATTAAACCTATTGATGGATGGACTACATTTACACAAGATGTTCCTATAGTTTTAAATTCAGTTACGTTTAATGATGATTATGAATCGGACTTTATAACTCGTAGAGTACTAACATATACTCTTGGCTTTACAATGAAAATGACTTTTTATAGTTCTAAAGGATCACAGGGTGTCATTAAAGAAATTGATATTGATTATATTAATCAAGCAAATACTACACAAGAATTTCAAAGCAGTACATATAAAATAGATCCATCCACGGCAGTTGAAAGCGATACTTTAGTAACAGGTACACCAGGATCAGGACAATATAGAATTGTTACAACAACTGATTTTATTAATCATCCTGAATCAGGAACAATTAATTTACCAGCATCTATAAGTGGAACATTTAGTGTTGGCGAAATAGTAACTGGAAGTTCTTCTGGAACAACTTTTAAAGTTGGTACATTTACTCCAATAGTAGAAGGTGGTAACGTTGTTAGAAATACTATTGGATTTAATAGTGCAACTGGGTATTTACATCCTGGTGAAACTTTAACTGGTGCCACATCAAATGCTTCAACAACATTAACAAGTTACGTATAATGAATAATAAAGATAAAATATCAGAAAGATTAGCTAAAAATTTACCACAAAAGGTAAAAGAAAAAACAGAGTTAGCAAGTATACCTATTGACAAAAAAGATATAAAAGATGATTATGAGTTTTCTAGAGAAACATATAAAGATCTTATTCGTACCGGTACTTTGTCTATGGATGCTATGGCTGAACTAGCTAGAGAATCAGAACACCCAAGAGCTTTCGAAGTGTTATCAAACCATATTAAAAATATGGGTGAAGTGACCGATAAATTAATGAAACTTCAAAAGGCCAAACAGGACCTAAATCAAGATAACGACAGAAAAGTGACGAATAATAATGTTTTTGTTGGTAGTACTACAGACCTACAAAGAATGTTATTAAATAAGGATAATGTAATAGATGTCGAACCAAATAAAGAATAACGAGTTTGGATACTTAGGTAATCCATCCGTTAAACGTGATGGTGTCCAAAGCGAATTTACAAAAGAACAAGTAAACGAATACATGAGATGTATGAAGGACCCTTCATACTTTGCTCGTAAATATATTAAAATAGTTTCTTTGGATGAAGGCTTAGTTCCATTTGATTTATATGATTATCAAGAAAAAATGTTTAAACATTTTAATGATAATAGATTTAGTGTAGTACTGGCATGTAGACAAAGTGGTAAATCTATTTCTTCTGTTGTATACTTATTGTGGTATGCGTGTTTTCATCCAGAAAAAACAATTGCAATATTAGCTAACAAAGGTGCAGTGGCCAGAGAAATGTTAGCTCGTATAACTTTAGCACTAGAAAATTTACCGTTCTTTTTACAACCCGGATGTAAAGCTTTAAATAAAGGTTCTATTGAATTTAGTAATAATAGTAGAATAATAGCTGCAGCAACTTCTGGTAGTTCAATCAGGGGATTATCAATTAATCTTTTATTTTTAGATGAGTTTGCTTTTGTTGAAAATGATGCACAATTCTATACTTCAACTTATCCTGTTATATCTGCTGGTAAAGAAACACAAATTATAATTTGTTCAACGGCAAATGGAGTTGGTAATGTATACCATAAAATATGGGAAGGTGCAGTAACAGATACAAATGAATTTAAACCATTCAGAGTAGATTGGTGGGATGTTCCGGGAAGAGATGAAAAATGGAAACAAACCACTATAGCCAATACATCTGAATTACAATTTGAACAAGAGTTCGGAAATACATTTCATGGAAGAGGAAATACCTTAATTGCTGCAAATCACTTATTAGCACAAAAGGCTAGAGATCCAATTGAATATAAAGAAAATACTTACGTTTATAAAGCACCAATTAAAGAACACGACTATATATTAACCGTTGATGTAGCTAAGGGAAGAGGGCAAGACTATAGTACCTTTACAGTTATTGATGTAACTTCAGATCCATTTGAACAAGTTTGTGTATTTAGAGATAATAATATATCTCCTATGTTATTACCAGATATAGTATACAAATATGCAAAGATATATAATGAAGCATACATAATTGTAGAATCAAATGATCAGGGTAGTGTAGTATGTAATGGATTATATTACGATTTAGAATATGAAAATATGTTTGTAGAATCTGCTGTAAAGGCCAATGCAATTGGTGCTACAATGACTAGACGAGTAAAACGTATAGGTTGTTCTACAATAAAAGATTTAGTTGAACAAAAAAAGTTAGTAATACACGATGCTCAAACAATTATAGAAATGACAACATTTGTAGCTAAGGGAAATAGCTTTATGGCTATGGCTCCAAACCATGATGATTTAATGATGAATTTAGTATTGTTTGCTTGGTTTACTACAACTGATATATTTCAATCTATATCAGATATTGATATGAAAAATATGTTATATAAAGAACAATTAAAAGCTATACAAGACGATATGATTCCATTTGGATTTATAGAAAATGGAATTGATGAAGGACATAAAACATTTAAAGATAAAGATGGAAATGTATGGTTTGAAGAAGAGACATACAATACGGGTAGGTTCTAGAGTTTATTTATATTATAAATAATAACGATTGAATTAAAAACCGTATTATGTTAACTTAATATATAAACCTTAATGAGAGGATAAAGCGATGGCATTTCAAGTATCACCCGGAGTTCAAGTCAAAGAAATTGATGCGACTTCCGTAGTACCTGCTGTTTCTACCAGTATTGGTGGATTCGCCGGTGCCTTTAATTGGGGACCTGTAGAACAAGTTGTAACTGTTGGATCTGAAAAAGAACTAGCAGCAGAATTTGGTTCACCAGACGATAATACAGCTTTATATTTTTTAACTGCAGCATCATTCTTAAAGTATGGTAATGCATTAAAAGTTGTAAGGGCTGCTACTGGCAATAAAAATGCCACGGCTGACGGAACAGGTTTACTAATTAAAAACGATGATGATTATGTTGATAATAGCTATAATACTGGAGCTGGTTCTGTAGGACAATGGGCTGCAAAATTCCCAGGAATCTTAGGAAACAGTTTAAAAGTAGAAATGGTTACAGCTGATATTACCGACTCCAATTTTAATAATTGGCAATATGCAGGTAATTTCAACACTAAGCCAGGGACATCAGAATTTGCTGAAAATTTAGGTAAAAGCGCAACTTTCAATGATGAACTTCATGTAGTAGTCGTAGACGAAGATGGATTAATCAGTGGAAAAGCTAATACCGTATTGGAAGTATTTTCATTTATGTCTATTGGTTCTGATGCAAAAGCTAGTGATGGAACATCTAACTATTATGTAGATGTTATCAATGCTGGTTCAAATTACATCAGATGGATGGACCATAATACATCATTGCTTTCTGCAGGTAGTGCACTTTCAGGACTATCTAGCTTATCAGGAACTATAACTGCTGTAGATTCCGACAGTTTATCTGGCGGAACAGATGACAATGCTCCAACAACTGGAGAATTGGCAACTGCTTATGACTTATTAGAAGATGGAGAAACTGTAGATGTAAATTTACTTTTTGCAGTTCCAGATACTAATAACTCTTCTAGTATAGCAAATGATTTAATATCAATTGCAGGTTCTAGAAAAGATTGCATGGCGTTTGTTTCACCTCCAATTGCAGACACACAAGGATCTTCAAGTCCTGCTGCTGATGTAATTGCATGGTGTAAAGGAACGGATGCTGGTCATGATGGAGTAACTTCAAGTTCTTATGCTGCAGTTGATTCTTCAGCTCTTTACGTATATGACAAATACAATGATGTATTTAGATATATTGGAGCTGCTGGTCATATGGCTGGTTTATGTGCTAATACTGATTCAGTAGCTGATGCATGGTTTTCACCCGCTGGTGTAAATCGTGGTCAATTACTTGGAGTAACTAAATTAGCATTTAATCCTAAGCAAGCTGATAGAGATGCTCTTTACAAAGAGAGGATCAACCCACTAGTATCACTTCCGGGACAAGGAACTATTCTCTTCGGAGATAAAACATTATTAAGCAAACCTTCTGCATTTGATAGAATCAATGTACGAAGATTGTTTAATACATTAGAAAAAGCAATCTCAACTGCGGCTAAAGCTCAGTTATTTGAATTTAACGATGAGTTCACAAGAGCTCAATTCAAAAACTTAGTTGAACCATTTTTGAGAGATGTTAAAGGGCGTAGAGGACTAACGGATTTCCTAGTCGTTTGCGATAGTACTAACAATACAAGTCAAGTAGTAGACTCAAATCAATTTGTAGCTGACATTTTTGTTAAGCCTGCAAGATCGATTAACTTTATTACATTGAACTTCGTAGCAACAAGAACTGGGGTCGAGTTTACCGAGATCGCCGGTACTTCAGCGTAATAGGAGGACATCATGGCAATATTAGGAGTAGATGATTTTAAATCAAAACTAACAGGTGGTGGAGCTCGAGCTAATTTATTTAAAGCGACAGTTAACTTCCCTAGTTATGTGGCTACTAGTGATGTAGAATTAACTTCTTTCTTATGTAAAGGAGTGCAAATTCCATCATCAGTAATAGCACCTATTACCATTCCATTTAGAGGCAGACAGCTTCAAATGGCTGGAGATAGAACATTCGAACCATTATCATTGACAGTAATTAATGATGCTAATTTCGTTGTTAGAAACGCGTTCGAATCTTGGGCTAATGGTATAAACAACTTTGCAGAAAATACTGGTCTTGCAGACATGAATGATTATGTTTGTGACGTAGTAATTGAACAGCTTAATAAAGCTGGTGAAGTTACTAAAAAGTATGATTTCAGAGGTTGTTGGCCTTCAAGTATTTCAACTATTGATTTGAACTACGATAGTGAAAATACTATAGAAGAGTTTACAATGGAATTCCAGGTACAATACTGGGAATCTGAAACCACTTCGTAGGTTTATAAATAATATTTGAGGAGGGGTATAGCCCCTCCGATAATATGAGGTGAAATATGGCAGAATTTTTTGGATTTGAAATAAAAAGAAAAAGCGAAGAACCTTTAAGACCTTCGTTTGTACCTAAGACCGAAGATGATGGTTCCGGTGTTATAAAAGCTGGAGGACATTTCGGTGCTTATATCGATATGGATGGCGATAAGGCCAAGACCGATGTCGATTTAATTTACAAATATAGAGACATAGCAACTCAACCAGAGTGTGACCAAGCTATTGAAGATATTATTAATGAAGCTATAGTAGGAGACTTTGACGAGGCTCCAGTAGATGTTATACTTGATAAGCTAGACATTGGCGATAAAATTAAAGATAGCATTAGAGCAGAATTTAGAT